TGCTAAAGCTGTATGTCCTAATGCTGTATTATTATCGCCAGTTGTATTAGCTGACAATGCCTCTACACCTACTGCTGTACCTCTTGTGCCTGTTGTATTAGCATCTAAAGCATAAGCACCGACAGCTACATTTTGGTCGCCTGTAGTATTTCTTAATAAACAATCGTAACCAATTGCTGTATTACTACTTGCTGTTGTACTATCGTATAAGGCAGCAGCACCTATAGCTACGTTTCTTGTTCCTGTGGTATTTGTTCTTAAAGCTGATGCACCAATAGCTACATTACTATTTGCTGTTGTATTAGATAGTAAGGCTGCCTCACCCATAGCAACATTATCTGCTCCTGTTGTATTAGCACTTAAACAACTAGAACCTACGGCTGTGTTTCCATCTGCTGTTGTATTAGCATCTAGTGCAGCTGCTCCTATTGCTGTGTTATCTGCACCTGTTGTGTTTGCTGTTAAAGCACTATCACCAATCGCTGTATTGTTGTTTGCTGTAGTATTTGCATCCAACGCTACACGACCTACAGCCGTGTTTGAAGAACCTGTTGTATTTACTAATAGTGCTTTATGACCAACTGCAATATTGTTAGCACCTGTAGTGTTTGCTTTTAAAGTTTCATTACCTATTGCAGTGTTATTTTGACCTGTAGTGGTTGCTGTTAAAGCAAAAGCTCCAACTGCTGTATTTTTATCTGCTGATGTTAAAGCTGCAAAAACGCTATCTCCTAACCCTGTATTTTGAATAGCAGCATCTAAAGTTCCTGTACCTGCGTTTTGACTAATTAAAATACTGTCAGTAAAATTTGTAGCATCAGCTAAAATACTTATGCCATTAAGGGTACCACTTAAATCAAGATTACCATTCATATCGATAGTGGTTGCATTTAGTTCTAGTTCGGTATCAGATACTAAATCTAAAACTCCGTCTGCTGATTGGTGTATATATGTACCAGAATCACCAAACTGTAATTGTCTAGTGCTATTTAATAAAATGCCTGTATCTGCAACATGAGTAAGAGTAGTATCTTGGTCATCACCTAAATTAATAACGGCTGCATCTGCTAAAAATAAATCACTAAATTCTAAAGAACTTGTACCTAATGCAGCACCATCAGAAGCATCTGGTACAAAAGCTGTAGTTGCAGTAATTGTTGTACCTTCTATTGTAGATGTTGAGGTTAATGCAGCACTTGCAGCTATAGTTGAGCCAAAAGTAACACCACCGCCATCTGCAATGGTAATGGCATCATCTCCATCAGTATATTCTATCAGAGGAGTTTGTATGGAAGAACTGCTTTCAATAATGCCACTTGTTTGTAAATTTAAAGAAGCAAAAGCATCAACCATTGCTCCACCAGAACCTGCACCATCAGAATAAATAACTTTAGTTTTACCTGAAGGTATAGTAACTGTAGCTCCACTACCTTGTTTAATTATTATAGATTGAGAACCACTTGTTCCATTTTCTATAATCCATAGTTTTGATACTGTATTTGGTCCAATAGTAATAGTACAAGTAGAATCTAATGTACCTGTATATTTTAAGAACATAGACCTACCTGGGTCTGTTGCTCCATCTGCTATAGTTGTTGTATGAGTATCAGCATTAGTTGTAATGGCTTCTGTGCCATAACTAAAAGCTTCTGCTATTAATTCAAGATTAGTATTTGTAGTTGTACCCCATGTTCCACTAGCATCGCCAGTAGCCATTTCGTTTAATCTTAAATCATTTACATATGAACTTGCCATTTTTTTTCCTCGTAAAAATTATACTTTATTTTTTATGCGACTTCACTCCAATTTGGAGATTGAGTTGTTGAAACTGTTGTATAGTTTGGTGTTTGTGAATCATCAATAATAGTCCAAATATTTACACCTTGTATTTGACCAGTTCCAGATAGTCCTATTACTTCAATAAGTGCTTTAGCTATAACTGTTTCACTACCTAAAGCTGTTGTTCCTGCTAAACCAGTAACTGAAAGTATATTATTTGTTACTAAAGATATACTTCCTAATGAACTTGTAGCAGAAATACCAGTAATAGCAACATTAGCTGCTGCAGATACTGATTCATCACCAAGAGTTCCTGCTGAAGCAGTACCAGATACACCTGTAACTGCTGCACCTGCTGTTATAGCATTACCTAGTGCTGATGTTCCTGTATTGCCTGAAGCAGAAATATTTGCTGAAGCTAATACAGTTTCACTACCTAATGCAGATGTTCCTGCATTGCCTGTAGCAGATATATTAGCCGTACCAGTAACAGTTTCGCTACCTAATGCAGATGTAGCACTAACTCCAGTTACACTAACTAAAGCTTTTGCTATTACTGTTTCACTACCAAGTGCAGAAGTACCAGCTACACCTGTTACACTTACTGTAGTTACTGCTGGTTGACCCCAAGGACCATTACCCCATGTAGAACGACCCCATCCAGCCATTTATTTAAGCTATTCTTATAATAGCATTTGAAGCATCTGCTGTAGGAAACTGAATAGTAAAATCACCTGCTGTTGAAGTTTTATCTCCACCAAAAGCTAATATAGCAACCGCAGGGTCGCCTGAAGCACTATCATTAAATATCATTGCTCCATTAGCAGTAACAGTAGCATTACTAAATGTTAAATCAGCAAAGTCTGTTAATGCAGTTGTGCCAGAAGTAGTTGGCGTAACATTAGTTAATGCAGCACCTTTAGCAGTATAGTTAGTACCGCTAACTTCATTAGAAGTTGTATATGCAGTTGTAGCTGCACCTAAAGATGCAGAACTTGTATATAACGCTAAATTAAATGTGTTACCACTTGTTGTAGTAAAATTGTGTGTAGCTGTCATTAATTCTTTTTTAAATGAAGTACACATTGCTTGTGTTATTGCCATTAAAGTCTCCTTATAATATCAGCCATATCTTTATGACCTTGTTTTTGTAATAATCCTGCTACAGTAGCTCTATCACTAACTATAGCTTGTTTTAAATATAGAAGTACAACTTGTGTCATACTATCTTTAAATGCTTGTGCTTGTGCTTTAACCATAGGGTCAGCATTATCACTAATAGAAATTAACTTATCTATTATTCTTTCAGTCCAATATTCAGGACTTAAACCTTTATTATTAGTAGTTTTAACTTCTATATCGCCTATAGTGGTTTGTACATCTACTGTAAACATTATGTTACCTGTTGTCTTACAGGACCAGTCCTATAATTATCTTTAGTATTTTTACCTTCAGCAAATACTTTTAATCTTTGTATTGCTTCTTGAAATCTTTTTTCGTAATTTACCATAATATCTGGCTCACCTTTCATAAAAGTATATGCTTCTACTAATGAACCATACAATAAACAATCTGGTGCATTTGTACCTAAATAACTTGTTCCATCACTACTTGTTGTAATAGATGTAGGTGTATATTCATAATGTAATTCTGCTGTTAAATTTGAACTAGGAGTTGGTGCTACAATAAAAGTATCTTCATCAAATCTAGCATAATATTTAGGTATTCCTGTTGTAGAACTACTAGGATATGCTTCTCTAATAAAAGCTACATCTTTAAATAATAAATATTCATAGCCACTATTATCTACAGCTAATGAATGTGCTGATAAAAAGTCTGTAGGTGTTGACAAATATTGATTGCCAGATGTTAAAGTACCTGTAACATTTTTTCTAAATACTGGAAGAGATACTAATTTTTGTATTCTATCTTCAGTATTAACAATAAATTCATCTAAGTTATTTACAAAAGTAGTTTCTGTATTATTAGTGTAATCTTGTATTGCTGTTTTTAATGTTGTAAATGTTAATGCCATTATTCTGTACTCACTTTAACTATTCCTATTTCAGTATTTAATACTAAACCTGTTCCTGAAACTGGATTAAATCCATAATATTCAGTAGATGATTTTTCACCTCTATCAGGTCTTGGATTATAAAGTGATTGATTGTCTGATGTATCTACCTCACCAATTTTTAATTGAGGATGGTCTATATCTAAACAATCATCACAAACTCTTAATCCATTACGAATACCATCTTCTATTTCGTATTTTAAATCGTTTAACTTATAAGTAAAACCGCATCTATCACAGTCTCCTAAAGCTTTTTTACCTAGGGCATAACTCATCTGTACACATTCATATCAGGTATAAATTTTACTGGAGCTCTTTCTCTATCTGCATCGCTTACATCATTCCAAAGTTCATCGTATCTTTGTTTTATCATTGGAACTCTATTTACTGCTTCTGGTATTTTACAAGCTAAATTATATGCAAGTGCATATGTAAGACAAGGCAAGTATCTATTAGGAACATCTGCATTATTACTTGCAACATTACCTGCATCTTCTATTCTTTTAATATAGTCATAGACTAATGTATATGTTTCTGAAGAATCAGGAGTTGCCCACAATACTATATTATTAGAGCTAGTTCCTTTATCTACAAAAAACTGTGTAGGTTTTGATTGTAATAATTTAACAGCTTGATGATTGTATTCTGTTCTTGATATTCTATTTAGTCTTTGGTCAAACTGATTAGAAGTATCTCCTGCATCAGTTCTAATAAAAGCATCTACAACTTCAAGAGCACTAGATTCTATTGCGTAACTACTTGTACCAGCAGTAAGTGTTTGAGTGGCTTGTTCTATTTTCCAAAGGTTTAATCCTTTATTTTGCCATTCTAAGAATATAAGATTTAAAGCTCTTTTAGCTCCTTTATAGTCATAACCAGAACGCAACTCACTACCGCACAAATCATATGCTTCTTCCATGATGTCGGCTAAATCTAATGTAAATGTTGTTGTTCCGCTTGTAGCCATAACTATCGCCTATATTTACTTTTTTTAGTTTTTGGTTTAGGGTATAAATCTGGATTAGCCTTTATTAAAGCTTTTCCATAAGCTTGTTCATCAAGAACTCCATTTACCATATAATCTTTATAATCAACATCTACAAATTTTTTCTTTTTTATTGCATCTTCTTTAGAATTTGATTTTATAGGAGATGAAAATATATCTTTTTTTATTTTAGATGGAGAATTATTACCCATATTTGTATCTTTAGTATCTCCACCACCATCAAATCTATTTCTTTTCATAATTTATTCCTCATCAACATTTCCACCTTCTACGAGCCTGTCTAATTCTTGAATTAGGGTCGTTTCTAGTTTTAGCTGAACTTTTTTTAAGTTGTCCTAAAGACCTTGCACAGTAAGATTTTCTGCGTTTTGCAGCCTTACTACCTTTTTTTACTTTACCTGTTACTGCTGTTTTTAATTTAGAACCAGGATTTAAACGCCTATAAGCTTTAACACCAGCTTTAGTCATACCAGCACCAGATTTAGTAGAACGAAAGTTCTTCTTATTCCTAGATGGCATTTTAGCCTGTTTTCTTATAGGCATAAGTTTTAGTTAAGACTTACCGCCTTTAGCGTAACTTTTGGTTTTCATAGTTCTTTTACCACCACGCATACCACCTTTGGTTTTCATCATGCGTTTTGTGTTTTTACCACCAGCCATACCGCCTTTGGCTTTCATCATAATTTTTTTACCTGCAGCATATCCTTTATTTTCCATAGGAGTATCACTAGTCATTTTAGTATTCATACCCATACTAAACATTCTTTTAACATACTGTTTATTAGATTCAGTTCCCATTTCAGTTGCTTTAGGTTGCCCTATATCTCTTTTAGGTTTCATAATTAATTCCTTTACTTAGATGCAGCTTTTTTAGGTCGCCCTTTTTTAGCTGCGGGTTTTTTAGTTGTTTTCTTTTTTGGTTTTTTACCACCAACATAAGCTTCATTAATATCTGGAGTAGATGGGTCATCACCGATAAGTTGTCCTTTCTCGTTTCTTGCCCTTTCACCATTCATTTCAGCACATTTGCGTTCTGCATCTTCTAAGTCTGGGTCTGGACCAAATACAGGTCTATAAATACCATCTTCGTCAAGATGTAAAACTTTATATTGTGGTGGAAATTCACCAGTTTCTGAAATTACATAATCTTTACTTTTTGCCATAATTAATTCCTATTAATCAGAGTACACTTTTACCATTTCTAAAGTAATAGAATAAGTGTCTCCTGAAGAGTGTCCTTTAGTAGTAAATAGAATATCTCCATTTTTACCACTACCTGCGTTATTTGGAAGTCCACCAAAATCTTTAAAGTCCATATGTCCATTACTACTTTCAGCAAGTTCTACTAATAAAACATTAGAAGTAGCATTTAAAAATAATTGAACAGACATACCTACGATAGCATGGCTAACTCGCATTACTCTAACTTCTGAACAAGCTGTACCTGCTGAGTTAGAAGCTAAGGCAGATACATCTACCTTAGCTACTGCGGATTCGCCAGTACCATCGCTGACATTTGTAAACTTCATAACACAATTTCTTTCACCATCAATAATAGTTTGTGATGTTACTGCGTCTGCCATAATTTACTCCCTACGCTATTTGAGTGTATTCAATAATAAAAGTAAATGAACCTGCAGTTGTAGCATCTACTGTATTAGTGATATTACAATAAATAGTTCTTGCGGTATCTGTATATTGAACAGAAGCTGGAGCTGTTGTTCCATCTTGGGTTTGAAGAACTAAACTGGTTACAGTTACATTGTGAGCAACAACAGTTGTGCCGCCATCAAGTATCTCATCAGTCTGAGCTGCAACAATTTGTGCACCTGAGCTAGAAGTACCTACTTCGTAACCAATATCACCTGTTCCAATAACAGGAGAAGTATCACAAAATATTTTTATATCAGTAATAATTGTGTTTGCTGGTTGTGTAAATTCACCTATAGATGGAGAATCTCCTGCTGTAGTATTTACTGTTACACCAGTTGCAAAGCCAACATGCTTTACATATTTATCTGTAACAATACCTGTAGATGCAATAGTTGCTACATCTGAAATTGCACCTGTGCTTGAATTTTTTGAAATGACCTTAAATCCGCCTTCGGCTCTTACTGGTCCATTAAAAGTTGTGTTAGCCATAATTTTCTCCTAAAAGAAATAATCTATCATCTTGGCAAATGTCTGCTAGGTCAGTTGATAGATAAGTTAATAAAATACCTAGATTTATAATATAACATAAAAAAAAGGGGAGCGTGTGCTCCCCTTAACAGTTCTTACGAACTACCTGGTGAACCAAAGATACCTAGTGGGTCAGATACACCGAAAGAATATCTTTCTCTCGCTTTATATCTAACATTACCAGTATCAAAGTCTCCATCCATAGTAGTAGTCATAGGAGCTCTAACAAAATGCTTCATTCCGTCAGGAACATCAGTAGTGATAAAGAAAGCATTAGTATCAGTTAAATAATGATTAACTGAATAACCTTCTGGAATCACTCCATTAGTTTTGACTGCATTTATATCATTGTCAGCAGTTCCTACTCTATAATCACTTTGTAACAATCTAGTTGCTACAAACTGCAAGTCAGAAGGAATAATAAGCTTTCTAGCTTTTGCTGCAATTTTTAGACCTCTTTCATCAGTCCATTTACCGATTTGAATGATTGCATCTTCTAAAGATGTTTCATTTAAGTCAGCACCTGTTGATGGTCTATTACTATTAGTACCGCCACTTACAAGTGGGTGAGCTGTGCTAAATAAAGCGACACCATCACCAGAAGAAAAAGTAGTTGAGAATCCATTGTTTAATGGATAAGCTGCTTTTACTTGTTTTGTATAAGACATAGCTCTTGCTAATGCTTTAGTATATCTAGCAGATACAGAAACATAGAGGTTATCCTCCATAGCTTCTTCTGTAATGCTGAATCCTAAACCAATAGTTTCATGCGTATATCTAGCGACAAAAGATTCTTGTGCAGTATCGTAATTGATAGCTGAACCTTCATCTTTTACTGGAGCTGCTCCGAAACCAGATAACTTTAATTCTTCTTCAAAACTTCTTTCAGAATTTTCAGTTACATAGATTTCTTCATGCTCGTTCTCATAACGATTATATTCTTCGCCGAATAATGCGTTAAGACCAGGTAAGAGTTGTTTTAACTCGTTAGCTCTTGAAATAGCTGCCATAATTTACTCCTTAACCTATACCTGTTGTATTTAACAACTGGTGTCCGACATTAAACATTACTAATACATCTGTGTAAGAATCACCAACTGCACTATCTGGTCCGTCAACAAAATCAACGATTTTAACAGGTAGTGTGTTAGTGGTTGCTACAGTAGATATATCAACCGAATTTTTGCTTGTGCCTATTGC